TTACCACCTTGGCGCCTTCGGTAGATAACGCGCCCTGGCCCACCTCAAACACGATGTCAGGAACGCCAGATGCCTCGTCAATCACAAAGAGAAGGTTCTCACTGTGGAACCCCTGCAAGGCTTCCGGCTGCTCCCGGCGGCTGGTGCGCGCCACTGCAAAGCTGTCGGGGACGCCAGCCAATTCGATCTTGTCGGATTTGATCTCCAACAGGCGCCGCATTCCCTCGGGTAGCTTGCGGTGCCATTTGCCAATCTCGGACCACAAGACATCGGATAACTGGTGCGCCGTGTTGGCGGTGCAGACGACCTTGGTTGGCAATCTGGTAAGCAACCACCACAACACCAGCCAGGACAAGAACGCTGTCTTGCCCACGCCATGGCCAGAGCGGATCGCCACACGGTCATTACTGGCGATGGCGCGCAAGGCGTCCGCCTGCCACTTCTGCGGGGTGGCGCCAAGCATGGATTCGACGAATAGAACTGGGTCCGTCGCCAACTGCTCGATAATCGCCGCCTGTTCGTCGGCAGTGGGGGCAGCGGGGGGTGGGGGTGCTATTGGGCCTGTGTCTTGGTACGCTGGGGGTGGGGCTTGGACGCCATTGGCCTCAGCTTCGGCAGCGGCTCGCGCCGCTGCCTCCGCTGCTAATCTAGCCCGCCGCTTGGGTCTGCCTGCCATGAGAGTTACAGCCTACCAAAATTTTTCATCGGGGGTAAAGGGACGTTTTGCCTTTTTGCCCCCACCCCACGGGGGGGTAAGTACATATATGCCACCGCCAGCCCGCCCCCGCCGCTTTTCGAAGGGGGGGTGGGGCCGGGGGTGCCAGTTTCGGGGCACTTGGCCTGAAACCGCATAAGGTCCATTATGTAAAATTACTTGCTAAGTATCTGATATGATTGCATTCTTGCGTTTGCGTGTATCGGCATTGTTTCCTAATTTTTTTACCTCGTTTCCCGGCTCAGGGTCAACGTCAATAATGCGCCGGGCTTCCCGCTCTTTCTGGCGCATTTTGTCATTGGCCAGCTTAAGCGCTTCAACGTAACTCTCCCCTACTTCTAGCGTATGCGTTGTTTTGTCCCCATAAATCCTGGGCGCTATCTTCCCGACAAGCCACCGCCTGGCATCGAATTTCAGGCGCGCAAGCTGCGCCTGTTCGGGGTCTATCGTTTTTTCAACATCCCGAACAGCCTTTTCAGCTATCGCATGGGCTTGTTGTTCACGGGCGCGCGCGTATGCTTGCTGCCATCGGCCATCTAATCGCGTCAATTCGCCATGCACCACATAGCTAGAAGGGAAGCCGTCCTTCCCATATAGGTCACAAAGCAATTCCCCATTACCGACACGGCGCAGTAATTCGGGAATGTATTTTTCGGGGTCATATTTGGGAGGATATGGCATAAGCCAAAGGATACCTAATCCAAGCCCATAAAAAAAGCCCGGCATGAAGCCGGGCCTATTTTGATGCCGATTCGGTCTAGATTCCGTCTCCCTCCCCAGGCTGACACCCTCCCACCATATCAAAGCTTTTGGCAAGCATAGCTTGCACCAAAGCCGGGAGATTCTTGCCTTTTGGCCATTTGGGCGGATCAATTCCGGCGATTCTAAGATTTAACGCCCAAAGCCGCCCGATTTCATAATTGGCCTGCCCTATCTGATCCGTAAATCGCCATGTGTCGAAAGCTTTGCCTGCCACCATATCCGAATAACCAATCTGCGCCGCAATTACCGCCGGATGTGCCGCTAGGCCGCGTTTTGGGGCGCCGCGTTTTAGGGTGTTGTTTTTCATGCCGCGCCCCTCACAACAAACCCGGATTGATCGCGCTTTGCTTTGCGCCCCTTTGGCAATAGACCGACAATCACGCCTTGAGGATCTAAATGGCGCAAATCGTGCTTATCCCCATCAATTACCGGCAAACCGTGCCAATATTGCGGGATACTTTCAAACACTACGGCCGCATTCAAACCCCTTCGCACTACTGCCAAAACATCGGCTTTATTCTTTTCAGTGTGCGATAGCGTCAAGTGATAGTTTTCAGGAAGCTTTCGCGTTAAGCGCGCCGCAATTTTGGTGTAATCCACAAATTGCAGCTTAGGGAAAGCTTCCATAAGATTAGAAAAGCGCTTGCCTTGCCTTTCGCAAGATATGCCTTCGAAGGCGATATCAGTGGAACCATTCATTCTCACGCAAAGCTTCAAGCCCATTCGCTGCGCTTTTTTCTCTGCCAATTCAATTGAATGCACCACATCGGCCATATAGTCCGCCCGGCTTTTCATAAACCGGCGCGCCTTGTCGATCCGGCTTTTCCGAACGGAATTTAAATCAGCTTCATTCGCCGCCATTCCAGCCTGGCCAGAAAACCACCCCAAGCAAAGCGCTTTGCAAGCTGCCGAAGCTTTTGGGCATAGGTTTCCCACCCCTGCTAGATCCGCTGGCGCCATGTAATGAATGGCATTCAGATAACCAAAGCCCTGTGCCTTTATGGCTTTCGCAGAATCGAAGCTGAAAATTCGGTTTTGCATGGTTTCCCCCTCCCTCAAAACACCAACAGCCAAACAAAAAACCCCAGAAAGAAAGCGCAAATCCCGAGATCATCTTTGAAAGCCATTGTCTTTTCCCTTTGCGATGCGCGCATGATCACGCGACACGACAAAGGTGAATAATCTTGACTAAAAATACAAGCACAAAAATGCGCTGATCAAATTTATTTTTTAGCCCGGCTTTTCGGGCTTTTTCTGGCATTGCGTTTGCATCTTTGGATTTTCCACAGTCTATGCCAAGCCCATGATCCGCAAGCGCATTTCCTGAAAATGTTCATATCGCATTTGGAAACTGATCGATCAGGTCAGACCGAAAGTGCCGTTTAGTTTTTTCGGCTCTCAATTCCCCTAAAATGCTCATACCGGATTTGGAAATCAATCGATCCGGTTGTACCAAAACTGCCCATTAGGATTTTAGAAGCCGTAATGGGTTTGGAGCCTTTCAAGCCCCTGCACCACCTGTCCAGCCGCCTTTGCCACCTCAATCCCCTTACACTCAGCCCAGCCCGTCACCGTGCCATGGCTAAGAACCGTCCAAGCCAGCGCAGGCATAGCAGTCGTTCCAACTGCCCTAGAAGCCCGTGCAAACGCCTCACGCGCCCCAAGCCTCCCAGCCTGCCCCGCATAATAATCATCCCGTAGCCGCTTTGCAGCGGCATACAGCGCCTCGCTAATCATACCCCTCGCCAGCATAGCGTCTGGCGCCCAATACCTATCGCTCACCAGCGTACAGCCTTCCTGAATATCCGGCCCGAAGTCTATGCGTGCTGCCTCGAAGTTCCGGCTCATGCTCAACATTAGATCGGGATTTCGTCCTCGATCAATTGCCCCCGTCTTACCACCTTCGCCTTCGGAAATGCAGCCTTGATCTCTGCGATAGGCGAAGCCCCTTTCAGAACCCTGCCCACCTCCTCCACCGTCCAAGCCTCCGCGTTCCACCCTTCGGCTTTAGCCCGCGCCAGGACAGCCTGTGCATGGGTGTCATCCTGACAGATGCAGATAGTCCCCCGTTCCGCCTCATCCGCCTGTACGGTCATCAGCGGCCCCGGAAGCGGTTCATACCCGCCAGCCCGAGCTTCCGCTTCCAGTGCCCGCCAGGCGCGCATCATCATAGCGTCCAGTTCCGCCATATCCTCACCCGCCATTGTCGCCTGCCGGTGCATATCCTCTGCCGCCTGAAACCGCTCCCTAGTCGCCGTGGACACCAGCAACGGAAGCCGATCAAATCCCCATTCTCTTTCCAGCCCCGCCACCAGCGTATCCAGTACCCCCGCCATCCGAGATCGCCAAACCCATTCGCCATTCGCCTCTGTCAGCGGGGCTAATATCTCTTCATTCGCCATTACTTCTTCCCCTGCTAGTTGTGGTGCTACAAGCGCCAAGTCCCTAGGTCAGCAGTGGATTATCTTACTCTGCGCGTGCAGTTGCTGTGCTTAAGCAACTGCGCGTGCAGATAATCCCCTGCCTAGGGACTTTTTGTTGCTGCACACAAAAAATGTGTCCAACTTGTGCAACAAAATGGTGTTTTCCAACACCAAGTTGCACACCCTCAAAACTCCTCAATAATGGGTTTTGGTGCAGCTAATTTTATCTGCGCTAGCCGCTCATGACACACGCTATAGTTGTCCCTTGGATGCCTGCTTGATGGTGATGGGCCTAGTTCTTTGACTATAGTTCCCTCGTCTTCCCAGGTCTTCAGGATGTTCTTGGCCTGCTCTTTGGTGGCTTTGCCGGTGTTTGTCAGCACTTCCCACGCCACCCCTTTTTTGGCTTTTGGGTCTGCTGCGAAGGCGAACCGCTTGCCTTCCTCCATGAAGCCCCGCTGAAGGGTTTCCAGGATACCCACGCAGTCTGCCATACTGAGTGCCCCAAAAACGCCTGGCGGCGTCCAGGGGAGGGCGGCGGCTATGATCTCGCCGTTCTCGATCTCGATGGCGGTCAACTTGTACCACTCGGCTTCCTGGGCGGGCGCGTAGTTAGATTTGGCGCTGTCTATGCGTAAGTAGGACCGGCGTTCTTCTGCCTGGATACCGAAGGTGCCTGCTTCTTCTGCCGTCATGGTGGTTAGTGTCAGCATGACCCGGACTGCCCCGCTAATTGAGGAAGCCCCGCGAACCCGGTCCATGTCGCCTGGCGTACTGGTGCCTTTGCGGTCATGGTGCAGGATCAGCACCGCCATATCCAGCCGCTGCGCCAGTGACCGGAAGGCCGCGACCACTTGGCGCATGGCGGTATTGTCGTTTTCTTCGCTGTCGTGGAGTTCGGCTAGTGGGTCACAGACCAGTAGGTCTGCTTGGTTCTCCATACAGTGGCGCTCTAGTTCTTCCATGGCTTGTGTGGTGTTTAGCTGCCCCGTGTGAGGGTCGCGGGCGAACAGTGTCCCTACATTGTATGGACCGCACCTGATGATGCGCTGCATGGCGCCCCCGTCAGCGGCCTGGGCTTTGATGGCGGCGGCGTACCGGCGGCGCTGCTCATCTTTGTCGTCTTCGACATTGTAGTTAATGATGGTGAGTGGTGTTTCTGGCCTGAAGGCGCCAAAGGGTTTGCCTTGCGCCCCGGCTAGTGTCCAACCAACCACCATGGACGATTTGCCCCCGGCGCCTTGTCCACTGAGAACCGTGACTGCGCCGCGCAGTAGGTAGCCTTGCACCAGCCAGGGCCGCTTGGGTATCTCGCCCCCGGCAAAGGCGCCCTGGTCATGCCAGAGGGCTTTCTGGCCCTCTGTGGTGGCGCTGGGCGCCTGTGTGGCGGGCGCCTGGGGCTTCGGTGCTTCCAGCTTGATAATCCCCCGTGCTGCCCGATCCAGGGTGTATCTCACCTTCATCCTGAACTCGGCTTCCCCGCGACCTGGCCGCGAGAAATCCACTTTGCTGGCGTATTGCGGCCAGCCTTCCGCCACCACTTCTTCTTCGGTGGGGATGCGTCCTAACTGTCGGTATAAGTCTGAGACTACCGCCAAAATGGTGTTCCGCATATACTGCTCGCGCCCGTCGGTGATCTGGCCGGGCAAGCCCAGTGGCCCCGCTGCATGGGTTACAGGGCTTACAGAACCCGTCCCATGGATGACATCCTGGCAGATGAGTTCCACCATCGATTCGGTCAGGCTGGGTAGCCCCAGATCATCCACATGGGCATCAACGTCCCAGGAGTACTGGCGCCCGCTGGCGTGGACACTGGGCGGCGCGACAATAAAGCCGCCATCGCCCCGGATATCCATGCCCGGCAGGATGCCCTTGCGCGTGGGAACTTTCTTCCCAGGATGGGAGAAGAAGCGGTGACACCCGCCGCCCCCGGTCAGTGCCACCGGGCCAGCCCCGAGTCGGGGCAAGATTTCTTGTTCGGTGGCGGCGCCAATGTCGCCATCGAAATCCGCCACAGTGAGGTTACTGATGGCGCCGGTAACGATCCCGACCCCCATGGTGGGATCGGCAAACCAATCCTGAATCTCGGCTTCGGTGGCGCGTCTGTTTTGGAACTGGTGCCAGGGAATGGCGGGGATTTTTTCGCCCCGTCTGACCGGCACAACGGACCACCCGCGCCGTAGGTAATATAGCGCCCATTCTTTGGCGGGCGCTGATAGGCTCGGTGCGGTCAGGCTCATGGCTTCTTCCCCGGATATTCCGTGTGTGGCGGGTACTCTGGGTCTTTGAGTGGGATGCACATTGTTTCCTCGTTCTTGCGAAAAGGCGGCGGTGTAACCCGCCGCCCTATTTGTTATTCTTCCGCCTCTGGCTTTGCCTTGGCTTCTTTAGCCTGACTGCACCAATCATGCGGCTTCATCATAACCCAGCGATAGCCTGAGTGTGATGGCGTCAGGCGGCATTCACCGGCCCTACTGTCAGCGGGCACATACCACTGACAGTTGGCGCAAGTGATGTCGCGGGGGTGCTTAACCCTCATCAGAACGGTAGGGGTTTAGCAGCTTGCGGCGTTGGCGGAGGTAGCGGAGCCGCGCTCTGGGTGACAGGCGCCGCCACACTTGGCGCGATAGTCGGACCATTTGCACCCAATTCCGCTGGGCGCGGAACCCATTTAATGATCGCGAAATTTGGGGTGTAGTTCGATCCATGCTTACCCTTCACCTCCGTAGCGCCCTGGAACTGAACCACCGGCAGCAGCTCTTGGGCCTTTTCGGGGGCAGCTTCGTATTGGCTATGCAGGGTGTCAATCGCGCCCAGAACAGCGGCAGCATTGGAAGAGAACTCCCGCACCGTCCGGTTGCCATCCAGCACCCGTAAGGCGAAGCCCTGCTTGGGCTTGGCGGCGTTGCCGCGTTCATCCACCCCGTAATCACCAACAGGGCACGGGGGCAGAGGCTGACCGATCTTCACCAGCGACCTTACTGGCGCCATGCCAGCCTTGAAGAACAGCCACCCTACCTGGATGTTCTCCATGTCAGCGACGAAGGCGGGCTGGCTGAAGCTGACATCTTCTTCCTGCTTTTCCCAGCGCCCGTTGACCTCCACGCGCTGGCTATACTTCAGGCGCCCGGCTTTGGCGTTGTAGTTGACCAAAGGTAGGAAATCACCGCTCGCGGTTTCACTGCCACCAATTGAAAGACCTAAACCCATTTGAATGCTCCATATGTCTAGAAATGCACCACATTTCAGCAGCGTGGCGCTTGCTGCCTACATCCCGTAGATTTCCTTACGGGCTGCTTCTGCTGCGGGATCGGACCAGTAGAAACTATCTACATCCGGCACCAGCAAACTGATCAATTCATTCTTATCCGCCGAGATCGCCAGGAACCGGCGCAGCCGGTTGGCGATAGCTTGTAGGTGCGCCCAGTGATCTTGAACGCCTTCAAGCTGATAGACCGCCACCTTCTTCGGGCTGCAATACGCGAATCGGCACATCTGGTTGGTGTTCACCACATACCCAGCGCCCTGGCGCGCATGGCTGCTGGAAATCTGCCCCGGCACCCGTTCCGTGGTCTTTAGGTCCAGCACCAGCCCGTGTTCCTGCCAGTAGAAATCCAGATACCCCACCAGATCGGGCAAACCCTCGCCCAGCGGCTTGCTGATCTTGTGCTGGTGCTGGCCTTCTTCCGGCGCCGTCGGGACGCCATATTGACGGAGTTCTGCCAGTGCCACCGGCACAGTGTCTTGTACAACTTTACGCTGGGCTTCCCGCCGGGGATCACTTGAGAGTGCTGTTAACCGGTCATATTCAGCTAGGGCGATAGCGATGCAATCATCCACCGGCTTTTCAGGATCGAACAGCCCAGCCGACACCCCCGATTCGATAGCGGTGCCGCGATGGGCCGAAGCCCCCACCGGCAAGCGCCGCTTCAACAGGTAGGACATGGCCCAGGCGGCGGGCTGCGCCGCGTAGGTGTTCAGGCTGCTGGCGGATAAATGGCCAATGCCGTGCGTTGCGAAGGGGTCTGTAGTCACTGATCAAATCTCCCAATCTTGTAAAAGAAAACGCATTTCGATTTCCAATTTTTTGTATTGTTTGGCGTCCACTACAATTATGCAAACCTCTGGATAAAACT